CTTTTCCTTTTTCCCCCGTCAATAAATATCGTCGCAAGGTTATGACACCTTGAACACACAACGACATTTTGACTGTTTAGTAATGCTCATACTGCATCGCCCTAGAAGATGCAGAAGCCACGGAGTGAACAGACGGGTCATAACGATTCTTTTCCCTAAGAGCCTCAAGTGTGGGAAATCCGGAGAGGAGCTGATCGGGTGTAATATTTGCTTGCCTACATTTGCGTACAACATCCTTCTCAGCGCGTGATATGGACTTAAGTAACACGTCAAGCGGCTTGCCGGACACTTGTATTACTGACTGGTACAATGCCTTTAGCCATCGGTAGGTAAACTCATTCGATCCGTAAGTACCGTACGCATGCCCGAGACAACTAAGAAGTATATTAACCGGATCTCTGTTTTTAGGTTCACGCCCAAAGATGACTTTCAAGATAACCTCCTTCATGGGACGGTAAGGAACGTACTTGGGCTGTCCATCTCCGGTAATCGGGTTAGCAACACAATAATGGCGTAAGTATACCCCTCCTTTAGACTCAAAAAAACCATTCCTAGGAATGGAAACTGGACTGTGACCAACACGGATATCTCGCATCTCTATCTTGAAATGTTTATAGAGCCAAGCTGCCCATTGGTTGGCATTAAGGAGAGCAGTCAAAGGGCCTTTGCGAACAAAATACCAATTATCATCACCGTACACTACAATCGATATCATTTTCGTCAACAAGGAAACAGTAATCAAATCCTTATGTTCAGGATTCTGCTCCCCAACATCAAGACAGAACAATACAAACAAAAACAACAATATCCATGAATCCATATGGCTAGTATGAAGGGCACCACTAGGAACCCCGCCGCACACAGTGGCCCAAACATCGCCGACTACGTGTGTTACTTTCTGAGTAAACTCCTTAATAAGGTGTTCTATCACTCGTTTCAGCTCATGATAAGTAGGATCATTTTTGTCAAAATAACGAATTCGTGAGGAAAAGAACAAATTAATCAAAACATCACAAAGCGACTGGTCCAACTTCGTGACGTCGCCCTCATTAAGCTCATAGTCCTCCAGAGTGTCCTTAACACCCAACATCTCCAATAGGGCATCCATTCCACCACTAGACCACGTCCGACCTATCCCAATTGAGCCACGGAGCTCAATCATACGAGTGATCCCAATGACATGCTCGAACAAAATAGTTACGAGGTTAGGAATGACGAATATGCGACCTTTCGCCCTCTTCGCTGCCACACGATCTGGACTTTCACAGAAGTAAATTTCTTGCTTATAAGAAACCTTAAAGGTGGTAATAGGTACTTCACCTTTAGTGAAGAAGTTGACGAACTGTTCCATGGCAGCCGGCAACACCTCAAACTTCTTACCATTAGGATTACGCTTGGTCGGTATGTCACAATAAGTACCCTTTTCCACTTTCTGATCAGCACTTACTCCGCTGGCACTACCAAGATACATGCCGCGAACAATCTCTTCTAAATCAAACTGACCAATGTGCTTTCCGATCTCCTGATTAGCACCACACAAGTGAGTAACCATGTCTACGGCCAATGGAAAAAGATGAGACATGGCTGCGGCAGAAGGAGAAAGTCCTCGAACAGGTCGGCAATAAGAAGTAACAACATCGTACAGTTTCTTCATGCCACTATCATAGAGGTTGGCACTGGAAGAAAAAGCAAGGCCTTGCCGAGCCCAATAGAGGGGTGAAGCCGCTTCGTAAGCAAGCTGTGTCAATGACTTCATCCCAGTGTTCGTAGAATCCTTTATGAGCTTAGGAATATCAAGGTATGAAAATGGCTTAAGGCGAACACCTCCAACAGAAACCTCAAGGTCAGAAAAGTATCTCATTTCAGCTGCAACCAGTATTTCCTTAACATCAGACCGAACTCCTGGCATAACGATCGCCTCAGGGGAAG